CTTTGGACCACGCGGTCCAACAATTAGACTAAATTATTTGTATAAAAATTTATAGGTTCTATAATATCATCTAATGCTTCGAGCAATTCTTCCTGAGATGCATCACCTGGGTCTTTCTTTTTATCTTTCAAACAAGCAATTCCGACATTGAAATACTTCTGTAGAATCAAAGCTGTAGATTTTATCATCTCAGGTTTATCAGGGTCATAAAGCAATATAATATTCCTAACACTTCCTTTCAATCTCAATAACTTTATCTGCTCTGTACCCATATTATTACCAAATGTAAAGATACATTTTATCTCATCTGATTCATAGAGATGAAGTTTATCATCTACAGATATATAATCGAATAGACCTTCAACTATTATAATGGTATCAGTTGTGTCTGTAATATTATCGTATCCTCCTAACACTCTTGAAAATCCATCTGTAGAGTTTTCATATCGGAGAACGAGTTTTTCTTTACCTTCTTTGAATGCTTTAAGGTTCTTTTCGTGCCATTCTTTACTTTTCTTTGAACGTGCCAACCAAGCTGTCGTCTTTCCGTTCATTGTAAATTGAAATATGATTTTGTCGCGTAATTTCTTATCAAGAAAGAAGTTTGTGATTGCTGGCTTGAATTCTTTATAGTATCTTTTGTTGAATCCTCGATTGTTCAAGTATTCATCTTCTTTAAGATATTCTAACTTTCGAGGAAGTTTACATTCAGTTAATTCTATAGGATTTTCATTCCCTTCATCTTTTTCTTTTATAAGAGGAGTCAACTTCGAGATTTTTACACTATTTTCATAGTTTATTTTCGCTAAATCTAATCTATTTATTTTTTCAAGGAAATTCTTCAGATTAGTCTTCTGTCCACATTTAAAACAATGAAAAAACCCATTATTACCAACATCATTAAAATGTACACCCCATTTCCCACCTTTTCCACAAAAAGGACACACTTCATCTCTGTTTTGATACCAACCAGCAGCACCAAACGGAGTTAGACTTAATTCTTGTATTATTTCATCTTTATCAATTCTAAACATCGTTATACTGTTTTTGCTCTACTTGCTTTATGTAATTTTTCTTTTTCAGGCTTTGATTCTGATTTTTTAGTTTTCTTAGGTATATTGTTAAATAAATCGATTGTCCTACTTCTGCTATAGAATCGTCCTTTATCGTAATTCGTTGCAATAGGTAATATTTCATGAGACTCTTTATAATCACGTAATTTATCAATATATATACGCATTAATTCTTGTCTTTTTTCTTCTCTTGTCTGATTACCAGTAAATACAAATGAAAACGGCTTTACAAGAGTCTTATCACCTTCTGTATAACTTCTATCAATAACTTTATCAGTATTATCCCATATCTCTATAGGGACGTTACTTGCTTGAGTCGCAGTAAATCCTACCATCTTGAATTCTACACATATATTCTTGAATAATTGGGCACAAGTTTGCAACTTGTCTTTCTTGAATGAAGGATTATTGTCAATAGTCTTGTTTATTCCTGTAGCAACAAGGTCTAATGAATCAAGAATAAGTACTCTTGGGAAATATTGATGTTCTTTATGATAATCAAGAATCAAGTTCCTTATATCTACCATCGTCGCTTCACCAAACTTTTCAAATCCATAGACGTCAATATCTTGACCAAACTCTTTCATAGCTTTCCATGTCTGTTGAATCTTATTCTGGTCTTCAGTCTTAAGATATCCTTGTCTTATATCATTGTAGGGTTGATTTGTCCAATATTGGTCGTATCTATCGAGGCATGCTTGAATTCCACCTTCAAGCTGTATATGTAAAACAGAATTTCCATCCAAAGCTGCTTGCATTCCGTGATGTCTAAGAACAGTTGATTTTCCGATACCTGACCTCATAATCCATAATACAGTATCTTCAATAGAAGCTCCTCCATAAGACAATTCATCAAGTCTATCAATCCCAAGTGTTATTTTCTCAGAGATATTACTCGAATCAATTGATTCACGTCTTTTTCTCATTCGTAAATCAAATCCATTGAAGACTTGCTGAAAACTACCTCCGTCGTGTCTTAATGATAGAGAAAGTATCCTTTGACTCTCTTCTGCGTTTACCCGTATAGCTTCTTCCTTCTTTCCTTCTTCATAAAGGTCATGTACTTTCTTAGAGAGTAATTGAAATTCTACATCCTTAATATAAGATTCGAGTTGGTCTATGATTATTTCTTTATCAACTTTTGAAGCACTTTGAATTTCATGAATTGTTTCTTGAACAAAATCATTATCAATATATTTTTGAGAAACAGCTCCTAAAGATGGAACTGTTTCTTTATCAGTAAATGTTTCAATAGCTTCTCTCAGAAGATATTTATATCCTGGCCACTCTTTAGGTATCAATTGATATGTCAAGTTTGTACATGCTATCTGAGTCAGTGTAGGGTCAAGATAGATTAACTTGAACAATTCTGCCATAAAGTTGGCACTTAATTTCATCGCCATATTTATACTAAATCTATACTAACTTTAATTTCTTTCTCGTCTTCACGTAAACTATTGATACTCAGGAAGCTACTGAGTACCACATCGTCGTGTCCCGACGCAGCTTCAAGTTTTCCATTATCACTTTTAAATGTAATAGAGGAAAACTCTCCGAACATTATATCAACAGCTTGCTTTGTTTCACCAGGTGCATAAGGACACTTTATTTGTCCTCTTTCGAACATTGCTGAAAGGCTTGGTAAACCAGTGTAAAGGTCTTTCTTATTTCCTTCTGTTGTCGTAAAAGGCTCTATGTTTTTCAACCCTCTTTCTTGTGCTAATCCAGAAAGTATGGACTGGAATCCATTTGCTTCACACCTAATTTTATTCGGTCTGAATAATCTATCGAGTTGAACAATCTTATCTATCTGTTCATTATGAGACATTCCTCTTTGTCTATAATAATAAAGTAGATAATAATTCTTCATTGTATCGATACCCCATACACTATAAACAGTATAGTCAGCACCAATATTACCAGATACAGCAAAATCAACTCCAATATGAACTCTCACTAATTTGAAAGGATAGTCATCTATTGACGTTGCAAATCTCACATTCTCCATTCCGACGATACTTCTCATTAGATATTCATATGGGAATATTGTCGAAGAATCACTGATAGGTACTACTAAGTACTCACGATTGAATACAATTGTACCAAGTTCTTCTTTCTTCATCAAGATTTGGTCAAATGTATATCGGTCTGGAGCAAGTGGTCTTCCGTCAGGAAATATAATCGGATATTCAAAACAATAGAAGCGCTTATCTGCTTTCAGTACTTGATATAACTCATTAGGTGCAGAAGAATAAGGAGTTCCACAAACTAAAAAGTAACCATAAGGTTCAACAATCGGCTCTATAGTACCTTTAATCAGTTCTTTTAATTTTTCTCTCTGTTCATCAGAATAAAGAGAGCTTTCATCCGGCATATCATCACAAACTGTTGCACCTACGTGTAATCCACGAATAAAACCATCCCTACCACGAACATGAAGAATACTACCAGTTTCTGTCGTTATACCAGTTTCACCAATAGATGCTTTATTATTAGGATTTAGTTTTTCTCTCAGAAGGTCATTCGTTTCGATTTCTTCTCTTACTTTAGCTATCTGAACTTTAGCTAATGTCATCGTTGAAGTTATATAACAAGTTTCTTTTCTATTTGCATTATCTATCGTATCAGGTCTCCATAAAGTTGGCTTACAATAACTCCATAATCTCCAAAGTACAAATGCATAAGACCATTCAAAACTTTTGCCACCTGCGCGAGCACACAAATAACAGCTCCACGGATACAACTGCGTTAAATTGCCCCATTCAACATTCCTCCATCCCATTCTAAACTTAGGAAGCATAGTCAATTTAAAGTAATTAAATGAAAGAATCTTCAGTGTTGTATCCATTGAGGCTTTGACATTCTCAACATAATTCAAATTTTCAGAATCAAGTGTTCTTCCAAGATACATTGTCCTTTCTGCTTGAACAAGCATTTCACGTAGCATTTTATCTACATCATTCTCATATCCTTCAAGAAGCTGATTCAATGCTTTGCCTGGAAGATTTTCTATTATCTTATCGACATTCTGATATAAATGATTAAATTGATTGCCAGACAACAAATCTTTACCGTCTAATGTTAGCATAATTGGAAACTTTCTCTATATCTTTCTTCTTTCTGTTCAACATTTGATTGTTGACCTTCACCTCTCAATTTCTTAACATACGAAATAAACAATTGAGCATTTGCTTTTGTATCATTCAATGCTCTATGTGCATCTACGAGGTCAATGCCAGCTAATTGACAACATGTCCCAAGTTGATAATTCATTTGTTCCAAAGCTGCCATATGAGCAATTTGCATTGTATCAATATAATACTTTACATAATTGTCTATATCATCCTTCATATAGGCAAAAAAATTCTTCATAAAAGGGTTATCGAACCCTACGATATTATGTCCTGCAAGTGTACATAATTGTCTTGGATTCTTATATTTAGTAAACCATTGTTTACATGTCTTATAGATATCTTTCAATGGAACAGAATTCTCATCCTGAATTTCTTTTGTTATACCATGAGTTTCGAGTGCTTGTTGTGAATATACAAGGTCTTCTTTGTATCCATATGGAAAAATCAAATCCACCTCATCAATTATTTCAAGTTTACTCATATCGACGCAAACCATCGCAAGTTCAACCAATGGTGCATTATCGAATGCAATACACTTACTGTTCCATAGATTACCAGTCTCGAAATCATATACAATCACGTAATTCGACGAAGTTTTCATAATTATTCAATATTAATAACGTTAGGGTCTGATGTTACAACATTATACATTTTAATCGTACAATGTTTTCTTGGTACTAATTCTATTGATATATCACCAAGATAAGCAGGTAACTTTCTTCTTATAATATAGAAGGTTACATCATTACGATTGAATTTCTTTCCATTCTCTTTTTCGAAATTTTCATTCAACCATACAAGTATTCCTCCTGCATTTACATTTTCTAATAAAATCCTCTTTTCCATATCATCTCATTAATAACAATCTTTCGTAATCAATATCTCTATCTTCTTCATTCTTATATATGATATAGAGATTCTTTATAGGGTTATCCTTGAATGAAGCCGTCTCGTCTTCAAGTTTGTTTATAATTATTACAGGTTCACCATTTTCATTGAAATCTTTTTGAAATGTAATTATAAAAAATTTCAAGATACTCAGATTATTTCCGAGTACAATATTTCTCTTTTTGAAATTTTCATTGAAACCATCCCAATTCAACGCTTCATCGTAGAGTTCTTGTATTATTGTTTTTGAAGAAGGATTCTCGAGATATTCTCCAATCCTATTAGCCATCCTCTTTACACCTACATTCTCAAGGACTATCTTACATAATTCAATCACTTCTTTATCTGTACTCATCTTTCTCTTTCTTTAAAAGTTTTTCAATCAACTCTTCAGGAATCTGTCTCTGTAACTTACTTTTATCACCAAAATCATAGATGTAATGACAATCTCTACATGCTAATACAACATTCTCTTCATCACATCTCAATGCCGGATGTGCACCTCTCGAAAGAATATGACTGAAATAAATCGCTTTAGGTTCTGAGCCAAGATATTTACCACAATGAAAACAGTAATGAGGACGACTTGACCATATCTTCTCAAAAACATCATTCAAATCATTCTTTCTCGTCTCGAGTGTTTTCCTGTTTAATTTTTCCTGTTTTTTCTTGTTATAACAATCTTTACACAACCATTTGTTTCTATCGTATATCAGATGGTTTTCATTACAAGAAACACACGGTCTAACTTCTTCTCTTATCTTTTTATAATATGTCATGGCATTTATTTACAAGTCTACAAAAATTGTATTCTTGATGGTGTCCC